GTCGCGGGATTGCTCGGCAGAGAGGGAGCGGCCAAGGGCCAGGTCGTTTTGGGCCTGTGCTCGGAGTTGCCCTGACAGGCCACCGCCAACGGCCTCTTGCATGAGGGCATTTTCGGCGGCACTGGCTCGAATGTCTCGGGACCGCACATCTTGCACGCGGCGGACTCGGGCGGACGATGCAGGCCCAACCGCCGCAACGCGAGTTCCCGCGACTCGTTCGACGGGGCCGGTGGTTGCGCCTTGCACATTGGCAACGGGTCCAGCTTGAGCGGCAGAGATTTGCTGCGCCCTGATTTCGGCAGGAGAATAACCGGACGGCCCTTGCACATTCCCGACAGAACCGACGCGAGCTGAATCCATGCGAGCCAGATCGCCGATGCGTGATCCTTGGACCTGATCGGCTTGCTGCGACATGGCACTGGCTCCAAGAGCGGAGATTTGCCGGTCGAGAGCGGTCGGGCCTTGGGCGAATCGCTGCGCTGAGGCGGCTAACTCGTCGGCGCGGGTGGCCGTGGTGCCTATCCTGTCACCGGCGGCGGTGAGTTTTCCAGTTTCTCCTGCTGCGGCGTAGAGAGCTGCGTCTGCTGTTTCTGTGTAGTCGTTGCGGAGGTTGTCGGCGATTTTGGAAAGCGTGCCGAGTTGGAGGCGTTCCATTTCAGGATACGCTTCGATTTGAGCTTTGAGCTGGTCTCGAAATTGTTTGGATGCCGCTTTGCTGGATTGAGCCATGAGCGCCCCGTAGTCAATCGGCTGCGCTTGGGGTGGAGCGTCTTGCTGTTTGGGCTTGCCGCCCCCTCCTCCACCGCCCATTAGGACACCCTCCCTTCAACGAGCCCAACGCGGCGGGCGAGTTTGGACCATGGGTAGGCGTGGGGCTCGAAGGAGTTGCGGCGGTGCCAGATCGCCCACTCTTGCGGGCGGGTGGCGACGCGGAGAAATTCGCGGACGGGGTTCGCGTGGCCGACCGAGGCGGCCAGCTCGACGAACCAGGCGTTTGGGGGGAGGTCGTAGGTCATAGAGTTAGTGTCGGGGGAGTAGTGGACTTCGTGGGCGAGGAGGAAGACTTGCGGTGTATTGAAAACGAGGCCGTGGGCCATGTGCCAGGCGAGAAGGGATTCAAATGGTTCGGTAGTGTGATCGTCATGCCAGTTGCGGGCGCGTTCCCACGGTCGCGCACTAGGGTGTATTGGGGGCATTATTTGAGTATAAAAGGCCAAATTGATTTGATTTCTTCCGCAGTAGTGCCTGGGATTTCAATATCTGTGACATCACGCAATACCTGCTTCTGTGCGGCGATCTGCGCTTGCTTCTGTGTATCGCCAGTCTCGACCGCTTTCATAAAATCAATGTCAAGAGCTTCAAGGGTCGGCTTGCGGGCTTCGCGCCATTTATTTTTCCAGATTACCTTGGCTTTATCGGGATTCAGTTTAGCGCCAGTTTCGGAATCAAATTCGTAGGCATTGAAAAAATCGTTATCAATGTCAACTGATTCGACAATTTTGTATTCTACTCCTGTTGGAACATCTTTGATTGCGTCATTAACATCGCCGCATGGGATGACGATAGCTACTTGTCCGTTTGGTTGTGGATAGGTGATAAGCATAAAATTAGTCTCCAAATACTTGAACACAAACATAACTATCGTTTGTCATACTTGTGGTGTTACCTGTTTCTATATTTAGATAAGAAGTTGCAAATGAACTTGCAGCTGAACTAAAGCTTGCTATATTATTGCTAGATACTGTCGCTGAATAATTTGCATTACTCATAGGAGTTGTAAAATTTATACTATATCTTCCAGTAGCACTTCTTGTGATGCTGGATATATTGTAGCTTGAACGGATTGTGCCGGAGCTTGTAGTTCCATCAAAATTCACCCATGCTTTGCAAATCCGCTTCTGCTCGTTAGTTCCAAGTTTTTCTTCCGTTACTGCACCATTAGCGATCTTGGCGGTAGTGACAGATAAATCAGTCGGGGGGCGGGCGTCGGAGAGGCGGGAGTCTGCGGTAGTTACGGCTGTGCCCGTGATGGCGCTAGGAGAGATGCCGCTGGCGGGGGCGTTGCCGCTGGCCGTGCCAGTTAAATTTGCCGTAATAGTTCCAGCTGAGAAGTTGCCGCTCGCGTCTCGGGCAACAATGGCGTTGACCGTATTGGCGTTTGTGGCCGTGGTGCGGGCATTGGGTAGCGTGCCTGTAGTGATTGCCGAGGCGTCGTGAGTGTGCGCGGTCGGAGTGCGGGCGTCGGAGAGGCGGGAGTCTGCGGTAGTTACGGCTGTGCCCGTGATGGCGCTAGGAGAGATGCCGCTGGCGGGGGCATTGCCACTGGCCGTGCCAGTTAAATTCCCTGTCACATTTCCTGTCACATTCCCCGTGACATTTCCTGTGAGATTGGCGGTGATAGTCCCAGCTGCAAAATTTCCAAAGCCATCACGCTGAACGACGGCGTTTGCCGTATTCCCCGAAGTGCCAAAGCTGTCCCATGAGGGGGCGGCTGATCCGTTGGATCGGAGCACTTGGCCGGGGGTGCCTGCAGAAAGCATGGCGGTGGCGCCTGCGCCGGATTGGTAGGGGATGGAGCCTGTGACGCCGCCGGTGAGGTTGTTCGCGTTGGTGGTGGTAGCCGCAAGGGTTTGCCAAGTCGGCGGAACGGAAGTGCCGTTTGCGGTGAGCACCTGGCCTGCTGCGCCGAGCGGCAATTCGACAATCTGGCCAGTGCCGTTGGAGTGAAAAACTTTCCAGTCCCCGGCGGTGTGGTCACTGGTCGAGGTGATGGCATGGGAGCGGTTGTGGAGCTGGGCGTGAGTGTGATCCCCGGTGGCTACTGTGCCGGAGGCGGTGCCGGTATTGAGTGTGGCAGAATCGCCGAGGCCGAGCCCCGCGCGGGCCGCTGCTGCCGTCGTGCCGCCTGTGCCGCCATTGGCCACTGCCACCGTGCCGGAAACATTGGTAGCCGTTCCGCTCAAATTTGCGGAAATGGTATTGGCTACAAAATTACCGCTGCTATCACGCGCGACGATAGCATTATTTTGCCATAGCGGCGTGGCAGTGGTCGCGGAGTTGGCTACCTTGCCGGGGGTGGCAATAGTAGCGAGCTTCGTGTCAGCGATGGCAGCCGTGGGCGAGAGGTCTCCATTTGAAATGTTGCTCACGGTGGCGGAATCGACCAACTGGTGAAGCGCTGCGGGCGTCACGAGATCGCCGTTGATGAATGTTCTTCCTTTGGTGACGGTAGCCATAGATTAGTTGAGGGTGCGGGTAAGGGTTGGGGCAGAGGCCGAGCGGGTCGCTTCAGCGGTGATTTGCCGCAGGGTCGGGCGGCCGGTTAAGGTGCGAAACTCCAGGTCCAGCGCCACGGCTTTGCAGCGCAGCGGGGCTTTCAGGGTGTAGTCTTCATCCTCTTCGGTGGTGTTCGAGAGTTCGGCGATTTGAAATTCCGCATCGTAGTCAGTAGTGAAAGCGCGGAGATCGCAGGAGGAGTCCGGCGGCAGCACCACAGAGGCTTTGGATCGGGTAAGCCTTTTGGAATTTAACGAGCCGAAGGAATAACTCCGCGAGGTCAGCAGTCCGGGGACAGGAGTGTATTGCCCCTCCGCATTTGCATAAGGCACCTCGTCGCCGTAATCGAGTTCATCGAGGAGGAAGAGGGTGCCACTGCGAGCCGCCGTGTGCAGGCGGCGCTGGCTGTTGTAATCGGCGACGATCAGCTCATCCAGCGCCACCGAGTAGAGGTCTTTGCTCTCCCACTGCTGGTTGAGGGCGTTCCAAATAAATATGGCGTTGTTGTTGATTGCCGAGTCGCCGATGGGAACGGCCAGGTAGTAGCGGTTCGCCCACCATTTTGCCGTCGCCTTGTGCGCTTGCGCCTTATTGATTTCCTCAAGCTGGTCGGCGATCGGATCTGAGAGCGGTTGCGTGTTGGCGCGGAGTTTAAGGTCGAGTTGGATGTCCAGCCGGTAAACGCCCGAGTCGCTGAGGAAAAACACAAATTGTCCAGCGGTGACGATAGTCTTTCGGGCCACGCAGCCGATTTCGTCTGTCAAGAGGGTGACCCGCGACACAGCCGCATCTACGGTGAACTCGTTGCCCGTGGCATTGCTTGCATCCGCAAGGTTCGCAAGCCAGATCGAGTTCCGCATGAAAATCAAAGCCTGCCCCTCGACCCATGGGTGAATCGCCACCAGGTAGTCGTTGCTGCCCTGGTTGGCGCGGAAGCTCTGGAAAAATGGGTCGTAGAGGTCGGGGTCCAGGACATCCGAGATCGCGGTGGCGTCGCGGCCATCGGGAATCCAGAGGCGGTTATTGATGTAAGCCGCCCACCCCACAGAGCGCATCCGCTTGAAACTGGCCCCCTCATCTGGAATCCCTGCCTCCGCTTTTTGAAAATGGGTCGTCGAGCCATCCCACCACAGAGGCGGCTTCACCCGGCGGATCGCGGCATAAGGAATCGCCGGAGTGCCCGCCGGAACGATTATCGAAAAAGTGTCATCTGTTACAGGGTTCACGATATCGAACTCATGGCCTGCAAAGGCCGCGCTGTCTCCGTCTTCAATGCGCACCCGCATACCGGCAGAGTAACCATGGCCTTCTATGTGAACGGTGGCCGTGGCCCCAGAGACCTCGATACCGCTGGCAGCAGTGTATTTCCACCCCCACCCCGGCAACGAGGCGTCGGCTTCACGCAGCAGGTAAAATCTATTGTAAGCCTGAATGCAGGTCGCCTGATCCGTCTGCTCCAGGATTTCCTCGGAGGCTGAACCGGGCGCAGTGAAACTCACCTCCTCGATCGAAGAGACATCCTGCCGGTAAAGAAACGCCGAGGTCGGCCCACAGAGCACAATGTATTCGTTCGAGTCGAAATAATTAGGCGAAGAGAAAACCCCCGAAGCCAAGATGCCGCCCGAATACGAGGCGCGAATGATCGCATTGGCATCGAGAACGAAAGGGAGAGTGAGCGGTTGCGCTCCCGAGGAAATTTCATCTCCGAGCCTCTTAGCCCCTTTGCGCGTCTGCGCTACGCCTCGGTCGAGTCGCATGTTTTCGCAATACTGGACCATGCCCGCTTGCAACTGGAGCGGGTTCAAGCGGGAGGCCATGCCGATAAACCCGGCATCGCCTTCGACTATGGTCTGATCGTCTGGCATCTACCTTTTATTGTGCGGGGGCTTGTCAAGGAGGGCGTTGACTTGAGCACTGGTGACGCCGCCACGGAGGCGCGGCGGCAGGTAGGCGATGATGCGGTGCGCGGGCTTGTCGGGGTGCCGGGCGGCGACGCGCAGGATGGCGGTGGTGAGTTCGTCGGCGGGGCGGGAGGATTTGGGCTCGGGGGAGGATTTGGTTCCGGCGGGGCGTTGTCGGTAGCCGGTTTGATAGAGCAGTTGGCGGCTGCCGGGTTGCCAGTGCGGGAAGTTCTGCTTCTCGACTTGGCCGTCTCGGATGGCGGCGGCAAGGATTTTGGGGACTTCGGAGATTTCGCAGTCGAGGTCGGAGGCGATTTCGTCGGCGGTGCTCCAGCCGGGCGGGAGGGAGTTGGACTTTTTAGCGAGGTGTTTCCAAGTGCTCATAGGTAAATGGGGGAGGTCATGGTGCGGCCGCGTTTCTTATCGAGCAGAAAATAGGTCTGCGTCGGTGGCTCGTAGCTGGCTTTGATCGAGAGGGCGTAGGCGTTGTAGCCGATGAGGCTGCCGTTGCAGAGCCAGTGCCGGTTTTGCTGGTATTGGTGCCAGTGCCCGAAGAGATCAAGGTCGGCTCGGTTGGGCGACTTATTCCATGAGGCGATGGCCTTTTCTGTCGGGATGGTAAGGCCCCCGATGCCGCCTTGAAATTTGAGGCCATCGCCATGATGGAAGCGGAGGCGGCGGTCGAAGACCGTCATGAAATTGAAGTAGCTGTCGGCGATTTGAAATTCGATTTGCTGGTCCTCGGCGAACCGGCCTTCGAGGATGCGATACAGCAGCCACTCGTAGCTGTGCGCGGCTCCGGTGGCGTGGCGGGGCTTGACGGTGGTGCGTCCGTGGTTGCCGTAGCTGGTCGGAATGAGGATGCGCTTGAAGTGGGGCTTGAGCGTGGCGAGGCCGTCAGCGAGGCGGTCTTGCAGCCAGAGGATGACTTGCGTTGGAGTCTTGCTGTTCGACTCGGCGAGTTCCTCGTGAATCATTCCGGTCATCAAATCGCCGCCGAGCCAGAGGATGAGGTCGTCGATCTTGGCTCCGTGGCGCTCGATCTCGGTGAGGCGGGCGATGGTGGAAAAGAATTTCTCGATGCGGGTCTTGGCGATGGTGAGCCGGTATTCGTTGAGGCCGTTGACGCTGGCGGATTCGACCGTTTCCTCGACATGCCAATCGCTGGCCAGCGCGATGGCGACGGCCTCGGCTTTGTCGTTCATCGAGACGGTGAGGGGCTGCGGGCGGATGCGTGTCTTGCCGAGCGATAGCGCGATGCCGAGTTGCTTTTCTAGGCTTTCGACGCTGGCTTGGTATTGAGCGAGCTTGGCTTTGAGCGCATCGACTTCGGTCTTGTGCGCTTTGTCCGCTTGTTCGCGGGCGATGGAACTCCATGATGTTTTCATTCTTCGTCCTCCTCGTCTTCGTCTTCGGTTTCGTAAGGCCACAAAATTTCGTCGGCCTCTCGGCACAGGGCGCGGGCGGCGTAATCGTTGCCGAATTTCAAATCCATGTAGAAAGTCTCGCCCTCCGCTTCCCAACTCACGATGCAGAGGCCGACATCGAAATGCTCGGCGAGGAGCTGCCGGACTTGGAGCAGCACGGCTTCGCGGTCTTTCGGTGGGGAGGTTTTGGGTTTGCGCAGGCGGCTCATGCGTTGCCCTCCTCGACGAGTAAATAAGGGATGGTCTTCTGCCCGGCGCGGTCCATTTCGGAATAGACGAGGGCGACGAACGCGGGCCATTGGCTGGGGTGGATCGTCTGACAGCCGAGCGAACTCGTAGTGTTGTAGCCTCCTTTGTGCAGGTTGATGGCGGTTCCCATGCTGTCGCCTTCGCCGTCGCGGGTCACGGGGAGTTCTTCGGCGGAGTTAGCTGGGCGCAAGGCGGGATAGCCGCCGCCGGGCTTGCTGAGGCCGTGTTTGCCTTTGCGGTAGCGATGCACGCCAGGCTTTAGAACAGCGATGCCTTTGCGCTTCACGCTGGGATCGGTATTCGCATTGAAGGTGGCGTAGGCGTTTGGGCTGATGAGAAAAATCGCGTCATCATAGATGCCTCGGTCGTTCTCGCCCGGCACGCCCATGGAGTCGCGGTAGTAGCCGCGTATGCCCACCAGCGCGACCTCATCGGCGACGCGAGCTTTTGTCAGCAGGGCTTGCGTCTTCGACTTGGCTTGTTGAGGTCGGCTCGGGGGGAGCATCAGGAGTTTTAGGTTTTAAGTTTTAAGTTTTAAGTTCTCCCTCTGTGCTCTCTGTGTCCTCTGTGGTTATTTATCCTTGAGGGCGGGCAGCTCGGGGAGGGTGTAGCTGAAGCGCCCGTAGTCGGTTTCGAGGGAGATGCCGAGTGTGCTGCAGCCGGTCAAAAATGAGATGCAGAGAAAGATGTAGCCGAGCAGCAGGCCGGTGGCGGCGATCTGGGCGGGCGAGGTCATTTCTTCTCGTCGCGGAATACTTCGATCAAAGCGATGATCGCTGCCACGGCGCTGCCGATGCTTTCCCAATGCTGCGGCGACAAGCTCAATCCGGCGAGGCCGCCGAGGACAGCGAGGCCGCGAAAGGTGGACGGCTGTTTGAGGTGCGAGAGGAATTTGTTCATGGGGGGGGGGAAGGGAGTTTTAAGTTTTAAGAATTAAGTTTTAAGGGTCGTGCGGCGGGCGCTTCTTGTTGAGGATGGCGTAGAGCGAGGCCACGCCGACCGCGATGCCGACTAGGAGCGAGGCAATGCGCAGCCAGGCTTCGATCTCGGGAAGCATCGACACCCCGAGCCCCGTCGCCGTAGCGACGAGGCCGGTGAAGGAGGCGGCGGCTTGGTGCGTGTCCATTAGCTGAGGGCGGCTGCGAGCTGCGCTCCGGTGGTGGCCACGGTGCTGCATTGCGCGAGGCGGTCGGTCTGGAGTAGGTCGGTCTTGGCTTTCACCGCGTCGAGCTTCGAGGCTTCGGAGGCGGCGAGTCTGCTGCTCACGGCTTGGTCCACTCGGGCCAACTCGACCGAAAGCTCGGAACGCACGGCTGCTGCCACCGTGCTGGCGGACGGCGCAGTGACTCCGGCGATGGCGGCTTCGAGGAGGCTTTGGTCTGCGGGATCGCTAGGCAGCGCATCGGTCTTCGATTTGATCGCCGAAAGCTGGGTCGAGTTGCTATCGAGTTCTTGGCGAATCTCGATGGCGGTCGGGCCGCTGGCACTGGTGAGCGTGCGGGTGGCGTGCGACCAGATGTCGCTTGGCGTGACTGATGCTGGGGCGTTGGTGAGCGTGTCAACCACGCCGCCGGTGATGGTGCGGCTGGCGGCTCCCCACACGGCATTTGCCACGCTGGCTGCGGTTGGGGCGCTGGTCGGCGCGTTGTAGTCTGCCGATGCGAGCCTGCTCGAAACGGAGGCATCCAAGTTGATGAGCTTGCCGCCGGTGCGCTCAAGGTCGGCTCGGATCGCGGCGACGAGGGCGATCTGGTCAACATTGCTGTTTCCGATTGCGGCGACGATGGCGTTCAGAACGGCTTGGCCGTCGCTTTCGTTGAGGATGGAGGACTCGACGGCGGCGGCAATGGCCGAGCGTTCGGCGCTGGTGAGGCTGTAGCCTGTTTTGTCTGCGGCGGACCAAACTGCCGAGGCGATGTCTGCGGCTGTTGGTGGAGTGCTTGGCGCGGTGTAGACCGAACCGGCCAGCCTGCTCGACACGGTGGCGTCGAGGTTTGCCAGCTTGGTGGAGTTGGCATCTAGTTCAGCGCGGATGTCTGCCACGCTCGGGATCGAGAGGGCGGAGATAGCGGCCTCGACGAGGCTTTGGTCGGCGGGGTCGCTGGGGAGATTGTCTGTGGAGGACTTGATGGCGGCGATGTCGGCGGTTGGTATGTCGCTGACGGCTGCAGGGCTTGCTGGCAAGTTGTCGGTTTTGGCCTTGATTGCCGAGATGTCTGAGTTCGCTGGGGCGGTGTAGCCCGATGAAGCGAGGCGTGTGCTGGTGGCGGCGTCGAGGTTTTCGACTCCGGCGCGTCCTAGAACCCAGAGGCTCGGGATGTGCTGGGCGTCCACGGTGGAGTCGCTGGTTTTGAAGATGGCGGCGTATTCGCCCTCCGAGGAATTGTCGGTCGAGAGCGTGTAGCTATACAACCCACCGCCGAGCGCCGTGGCGCTGCCTGCGGTCACGATCTGCGTGCCAGACGGATTGTAGATGTCGACGGTGACGGTGAGGCCGGTTTTGCCTTGTTTCAAGGCGGTAAAAAACGCCAAGAACTTTACGGAGGTGGATACTTGTTCGAGCATGGGTGGTGTTGGGTTTAGATTTCTTCGGGTTGCGGGAGTAGTGGCAGGACGGCAGCCATGGGGAGGACTTCGACGAGCGGGAAAAGCTCGGCGGGCAGATGCGCGAACCCGCCGGAGTAAAGCCCGCCGGGGCCGACTTCGGTCAGCAAATCCGCGCAGAGCATTTTGCGGCCATCGACGAGATCGACGGGCGAGGCGACATGGCGCGGGTTGCCATGCTCGGCTTGGACGGCGGCGAGTTGCGCGGCAAGTTCGGAGCTGAAAACAAGCGCGAGGTCTTTTGCGGTCTCGTAGCTCACGGGCTGTTGTATGAGGGCGGCGAGTGTCATGGTATTGCGGCGGCAAGGGCGGTCATGAGGGAGCTGACTCGGGTGTCGAGCTTGGCGAGGTCGATATTTTCGCCAATAGAGTAATAAGATAGTCGTGGATTTCCGTATGCGGCAGAAGGGCCTCCACGAAATAAAAATTGAACTATATTTGCTTGTGTTGTAGAGGACTGCGAGTAAGTGCCAGTAGAGGAATTGGTTCTTACATTTATTTGACTGGAGTTCGCCCGATTGATGCCAAGAAAGCCGGAATTGTTTGCGTTGGTGATTGTTAAAGCAACCGAAGAATTGACGCTGCATTGCATATTGGTCAGCGAACCGGATGCTAATCGAATAAAAGAATGCCCGCCAGCAGCAGTAGAAGACCCGTAGTAGTAGCGGTTTGAGGAAATTATTTCATTTATGTAAAGTCCAGCGTGTGCTGAATTTTGAGGGTCGGCATTGCAGTTTCTGTTGGAGTCCAAATATTTACTTGTTCCATTGCCTTTTAGCCCTGTTTCTCGGTTGTAATCACCCGATACAAAATTGAAATTGGTCGGAGCGGTGCCAACAAGCGGAACGAGCGCACCGCTCAAAGTTCGCGCTCCTGCGAGAATGCAGGAGGCTTTTATCGCGCCCCAGATGCCATCGGTTTTGCAACCGAGGATGAATGCTTCGACAGCCGAGATGACTCCGGATTCGAGTTGTTGACCGTCGGCGGACTCTACGGCGAGCAGGTAAGCGTTCGCGTCGTTGTCGTCAGATACCCGGCGCATCGTGGTTGGCACGCGTAGCGGGGAGAGTTGGCCGTAGAGTGGCGATATCATGCGAAGGTCAGGTTTTGCTTGTTTGACCACGCGCCGACTGCGGATTGCTCCGAGACGACATCGCCTGCGGCATTGGTGGTGATTTTGTAGATGGTCCAGGATGGGGCGTCATCGGCTGGGCCGGAGGCGGGGTAGTCGGCCCAGGCGAGGCGGCCCATGTAGAGGGTGGTGCCGTCGGTGGCGCTGAGTTGCAGGTAGTCGCTCGGGTCGCGGGGGCGGGCGAGGCGGAAGACTTCTCCGGTGTGGTCTTTGGAATACAAGCGCCGGTCGGTGAGGTTGATGGCGAGGCTCCCTTCGGCCACTTGCGCGGCGGTGGGGACTCGGCCTGGAACCGTGCTGCGGAGGAGCTTGAGGACCGTGGCCATGGAGAAGTTTTAAGTTTTAAGGATTAAGTTTTAAGTTGGAGGCCCCGTGGCGGCGGCGCGGGCTGGAACCGCACCGCCGCTGTGGGGGGAGGGAGCTATTAGAAGCTGCCGCCGTCGAGCTCGATGCCTTCGATGGTGCCGCCAGTGATGGCGACATTGTTGGCATTCTGCGTGGACATGGTGCCGAGTCCGGCTGCGGTGGTCTCCAAGCTGGAGACGCGGCCAGTCAAGGCTGTCGCGGCGGATTCGATGGCAGCGATGTCGGACTCCACCTCGTCGAGGCGGGCGTCGGCGGAGGCACCTTCGAGCGCGACCACTCGGCTATCGAGGGCGCTGATGGCCGAAGCACGGGTGCTGGCCTCGCTGTCGATATTCGACTGGAGCGTGGTGTCAGCCGCTTGGCGGGCCGATGTCTCGCTGGAGAGATTGCCTGCAACGGTGTTGATGTTGCCCTGGAGGGTGGTGTCGGCGGCGGCACGGTCAAGAAGCTCTTGAGCGAGACCGGCGGCGATGACGCCTTCGGCTGCGGTGGCACGGGAAATCTCAGCATTCAGTGCCGAGGTGGCGCTGTTGGCGAGGGAGGTGATCGCACCGTTGAGGTTGCTGTCGGCGGCCTCGAAGGCGGCGACCACTTCCGTCAACGAATCGAGCGAGCCGGGAGTGACATTGCTGAGAACATTGTCAATGCGGGTGCCGAGGGCGGCTTCCGCTGCGGTCGCACGGGAGGTTTCCGAGCTGATGCTGGAGTTCAGCGTGCTGACTTCGGAGGCGAGGTCGGAGTTCGTGGCGAAGTGGCCTTCACCGGCGAGGGCGACGATACCGGAGTCGAGTCCGATGTAGAGTTTGTCGTCAACCTTGTTGTAGGCGAGTTCGCCGATGGCGAGGCTGGACGGGGCTCCGGCGTTACCGGAGAGGCGGCGTTTGATGCGAAGGGTATTTGGCATGGTGTTTTGGGGGTGTTTGGTTGTTCTGCGGGGTTCTCCTAAAACTCACCGCCGTCCGCGTCGGAGGCGATGGGGAGGTAGGAAAGGGTGTCGGGGTCCCAACGATGGGGGATGTTGGAATCTTGCGGAAAGTAGATGCGGGCTACGGTGCCGGGGTTTGGGAAATCTTCGAGGGTCGGGAAGGCTTGCACATCGTCAAAGTCGTCTGGAATCATCGCGCCGGAGATTTGGCCCGATGAGTCGAGCTGGGGCAGAGCGATATTCTGCGCTGCGCCGGAAAATGGGTTGAAGAAAACCTGCGACATTTACGCGTAGGGCGGGAATTTGATCTCGACGCTGCGGATCTCCGCGTTGTCGGCGGTGGGAGGATTTGCTCCGAAATAGGTATTCACGATTCGGGCTACCGAGGTGCCGTTGAAAGTGAAATCGACATAGCTTGTGTTGTTCGTCGCGGGGGAGGCGAAACGAACATTTTCGTATTTAGTGTAAGCGGGAGTCGGAAAACCTGTGCTCACCCGCAGAGCCCCATCTGGTGTGGCTTGGACGGGTTGGACAATGCCAGCGGTGTTGCGGGCGGCGATCTGGACGGTGGGGTTGCTCATGTCAGTAATTTAATTATCGGGAGGGGTGTCAATAGGGGGTTATTGGAAGCTGGCGGAGTAGCGTCGCACCTCGCCTTTGCGCAGCCAGGCGTCGTCCATGCGTTGTTGTAAAATTCCTTCGGCGCGGGCGAACTGGTAGTTGGCTTTGTCCATCTGGCCGTCCTCGGAAAGCGTTTCGGCGAGGGCGTAGAACTTGAGGTAGTCCGCCAAGAACGCAGGGATGCGGTGGCGGAGCCAATGCTCCTCATTTGTCGGGAGATTGCCGGTCGTGTCGGCGATGGCCTCGTAGCAATCTCCGGTGGTGTTGTAGTAAACGAGATCGCCCGCTGCGTAAGCGGTGGAGGCGTTGAAAGCGGTCGAAGTGAACTTCGGCTGAGGCAGTGAGAACTCGACCCAGACCGGCTCGCCCGCCGTGTAGCTGGTATCGGTGATGAGGATGCGGTCGTCGGTGACGACATGGCAAAAGGTCTTGGTGAGTGGCTGCGAACCGCATTCGTGAGGATTGCGGTCGTAGATTTTCAGCACCGTTCCGATAGGCTTCAGACCTTGCGCAACAAGCGGAATGTAGGGGAACTCATCCTCGGCGGCTTCATTCGCGCTGGTCTCAATGTAGGTCGCGGTCGTGCGGTCGTCCCACGCGACATTCGCGGCGGTGTCGATATTCAGAAGATCGCCCGCTGCGGTCGTGGTGACGCGCTTGATTCGCCACACAGGGTCCGAAAATTGCGAGCCCTGCACAGCGCGGCCAATATAGGAGGTGGTTCCCACATAGTCGGACTCGTAGGTGTAGACGCCGGTCTGGAATCCATCGCCCGCAGGCGTGCGGGCCTCGGTCAAATAAACCCCGGGCCAATCAAAAAATGTCCAAGCCGTCGCCGCAGCGGTCGTCAAATACTCCGCCAGCGCCGAAGCCTGCGAGGCCATGAGCGGCTGCGCAGGGTCGATGCCCATGCGGGAAATCACGCCATCGCGGACGGTGCGGTAAGGGGTGGCCTTCATTGCGGGCCTCCTTGCATTTCTTCGGCGACTTTTTGGAGGCCGGGCTGGGCGCCGACGCGGCCGATTTGGGCGTTTTGTTGTTGTTGGACTTGGAAGCTGAATGACTCCATGCGGGCGTTGAGCATGGCGGCGAAGATTTGGTCTTGTTGCAGGCGCTGCTGGATCGCCGGGTTGCTCTGGATGATGTTTTGCAGGGTTTGCAGGCGGAGCTGGAAGTTTTGGCCTTCGCCTTTGAGCGGCGGCTCGGTGCCGGCGGCGATTTTCGTGAATTGGACCTGCTCGTCGTCGATTTCTTGCTGGCTGGCGGCCTCGGCGTCGCGGATGAGGAGCTCGGACAGATTGGGGTCGATGGAGCCGAAGAGGAATTTGACGAGACCGGCGCGGTCGATGACGCCTTGCGTGTCGAGGGGGATGAGCTGGGTGAGCCCTTGCAGCTTGATCTTGAGGGCCTCGGAATCGAGCGTGCGTGCGTCGAAGTCGAGGCGGAGGTCGTATTTGCCTTGGATATCCTGGCGGCTGGCGCGGAAGGGGGTAGGCAGGCCGCCGGCGACTCGCACAAATTGGATGTCGTCGAGGTATTGCTGACAGAGTTGGAAGGTCTGGCCGAGGATGAGGGCCATGTCGGCGAGCCAGGTATCGACCAGATCCTGCTGGGCGAGGAGAGCCCGCTGCGGGGCCATGTCGGCGCGGGGAATGCCGAAATACTCGTCCACATCGCGACGGGTGGCGGCTTCGATTTCGATGGTGCCCATGTCATTCACCGGCGGGGCCATCCATTGGAATTCGCCGGGGCGCCGCTCTGGGAGCTGCTTGGCGGGGCCGAGGACGATTTCCATTTTGCCTCGGTTGGCGGGGACTTTGAGCGGGGGGAGAATGGTGAGCGAGGCGCGGTCGCTGCGGTAGTCGCGCTGCACCTTGATTTCGCTCTGCTGGGTGGCGACGAGCTCGGGCACGCCTCGGGCCTCGATGAGCGGGCGGCTGGTGCGCTCGAGGGGTAGCTCGATGAAGGGATACTGGCCGTGCTCGTAGCCCATGGCCTCGGACTTGGCGACACGGTCCACCACGCTGGGCTGGATGTGGGTGCACCAGACCTCCATGGCGCCGATCTTTTCGTTCCACTTTTTCTGATAGACGCGCCAGACCTCGATCATATCGCGGTCGTCGGAGAGCAGGAATGTATCGGTGATGCGATACATGTTGCGGCCGGTGCGGCGGGAGATGCCTTTGTGCTTCACGGCCTCCTCGATCCAGCGTGGGTCGTAGTCTTCGGTGACTTCGCGCTCGCGGAGCTCGTCTTCGCGCAATAGCTCGCGGCAGGCGATGAATGGTGCCCGCTGGAGGTCGTAGGTGGATGGAGGGAAAATGATGTCTTCCCAGGGCTCGTAGGCTTGCCAGTCGGGGAGGTTCTCGAAGATGTAGGGCGAGTCGTATTCAAACGCGCCGGTCTCGCGGAGCTTGCGGACATTGGCTGCGGTGCCTTGTCCGGGGAGCAGGAGATCCATCTCGCGGGCCACGGCCTCTTCCTGCGTGGGGTCGAGGATGGCCTCGATGATGAGGGCAAGCTGGGGGTCGCCGGTCTCCATGTATTGCATCTGGAGAGACTCAAGCGTGAAGGTGAGTTTTTCGTTGCGAGTGGTGCGGCGCCAAAAGACGCCCATGACGGCGAGGCCGTAGGTCTCGCGGATGTTTGCGGCGAGTTCGACCTCGCGCTTCGTCATGGCGGCGCAGTGGGAGTTGAGAAGCCACTGGATGACGGTCTCGACTTTGCGACCGGCCATGATGTCGGTCGTCTCGGTGGGCATCACAGCGAGACGGGCGCGGGTGAAGGAGTTTTTGAGAAGACGGACGCGCTCGTTGATGAGCATATCGGAAAGCCGTATGCGCGAATCACTCGCCCCATCCCATGGGAATGCGTTTTTGCCGAGGTTCGACGAGTATTTGCGGCCGGTGTCGTCTTGTCCTGGCCAGAGGCAGAAGCGCTGGTTGTAGTTGAGATTCTTCCTCGACCAGTAGTTCGCGGCGTCGGTCTCCGCTTCTTCGACGAGGCCGATGATTTCTGAGATGTCCGAGGATTTCATTGGACGACGATGGTCGGCTTGGCGGTGGTGGTGACGACGGTGTGGGGGTTGGCTTTTTTGAATTCCTCGCGGAATCCTTTGTCCTTCCAGCAACCGGGGTAGAGGTTGTTCCAGTAGATGTAGGAATCGAAATCGACGCTCATGGTGTGCTGGCCGATGCCGTCCACCGTGCTGCGGGCTGCGGCGATGCGGTCGCTCGCGGCTTTGATCCGCTGCTGGCGCATCTCGGCGGTGACCATGGAGGCGTGCCAGCCGGTGCGGAGTTCCTCGGTGACCAGCGGGGCGAGGTCACCAAGATCGGCTTCGAGTTCTACTGCGAGGTCGGACATTTAGAAAATTGTCCCGCATTGGGAGGGGCGCTCAGGGTTTATCTGGAGGGTGGTGAGCGCCCCTCCGTAGGGCCTATGCGGGGGAGGCTGGATTAGGCTGTCGGTGCGAACTTGCCGAGAGCCAGAGGGCTCTTGACGCAGAGGGCGCAGATGGCGTCCACGATGCCGCGTGGGCCACCGCCACGGTCTTCCAGCTCTTGGAAGCGGGGCTTGCGGTTGTAGCGGAGCTCGACCATGTCCATGTCGAGGACATAGCCACGGCCGTTTTGCACAGCGGCTGCGTTGGTGGTCGCGTCAGCGGCCAGGAAGAGGCTTGGAATGAGTTCCAAAGTGCCAAAATCTCCTTCAAAAATATCGACCGTCGAGACGATCTTATTTTCGTCCTTCTGGTTCAACACGCGAATGGCGCTGGCGACATTCGTCGAGGCGAACTGGGTGCGGGTGAAGGAGGTGAACTGGCGCTTGAGCGTCGGGCCGCAGACGAGGCTGTAGGTCGAAACCTTGCCGGTCTGGGAGTAGATGCTCTGGAGCATGTCCTGGATGTTGTTTTCGGTGAGCGATGCGGTCGCAGTCGCGTTGACCGAGCCCGTGGGCGTGCGGTAGTTGGCGTTGACGGGGAGGTCACCTTGCTCGCCGTTCTGGATCCACTTGCCGAGGCCACGGGTGAGGTAGGCGTTGGAGCCGGATTGCTCGCGGCCTTCTTGGTCCGAGCAGAAGGTGGCTTCCATGTCGCGCTTGAGCATCTCGAGGGATTTGCTGACGGCGCGGGCCATTTCTTTCTTTTTGCCGATACCTGCTACTTCAGAAACGGTATTCGCGAGATCGTCCACTGACGGGACGCGCCGAAACTTCTGAATACGAGCGCTTAACAGCACGCGATTCGCGGCTTGGTCTTCGTAGTCGGAAGCGGTGACATCCGAGTTCGAGAGAACGCCGGTCAGCGAGGGAGTGCCGAAGGCGTCAGCTTGCCATTGGGTGAGGGGGTTGATGGGTTCTGCGCCCTTTTTCGCCATGGAGACGACGGGGCATGATTTTGCGTCCACGACCGCGATGAGGTCGGAGAGGTCCTGGCGGATGCCAGTTTGGGAGGTGATGAGTGTTGCGGGCATATGTTAAGGGGGGGGTTGGTTTGGATTTGGGGGGTTAGAGCGCTCCTTCAAGGAACGCCGCGATGTCGTCGGTCTTGAGCGAGGATCCTCGAGAGAACAGGTTTTTTGCTCCTTCGCGGGTCGCTATGGTTTGGGCGGGCACTCGGGCACCTTTGGCAGGGCTGGGCGGGGCGCTGGCTTTCACGGGGGATTTCGACTCGGGCTTGGACGCTGCGGCTTTTTTCTGGGCGGCCTCGGCACGGGCGAAGCGGAGCTTCTGGCCCTCGATGGCGTCGCCTACGATCATCTCGAGTTGAGGGAGACCTTTGAGGTAGGGATGGGCTTTGAGCGTGGCTACGAGGCTTTCGTGCTCGGGGGTGCCTGCTTTGAAGAGGGCCGGGTAGACGGCCTTGGCTTCTTGCATGACGGCACTGCGCTGCGAGATCCATTCCTTGCGCTTGGGGGCGTGCTCGGTGAGGAGCTCGTCGGCGGTGGCGAGGTATTCGCGGACCTGGGAGGGCTCGTAGTAGACATCCTCGCCGGCGGCATTCTGGACACTGCCGCCTTCCAAATTCTTGATGGCCCAAGCGCGGATTTTCTTCGCGGTGGCAACTCTCTCTTCGAGTTGCTCGGGCGTTTCCACATCGGCGAGCGGGTCGCTCGCGGTGGGTGTAACTTGGATGGGAACGGTGGCGTCGAGTTTGGCTCGCAGCTCGCTGACCTCGCTCTCGAGCGTCTCGGCGCGTTCTTCAGCCTCGCGGCGCTTGGCCGTGATTTTGTCGATGCGCTTGAGTAGCTTCTCGGGGACGGGGTTCTTTTCCTCTTCGGGCTCGGCGTCGTCTTTGTCCTCTTCGGACTCGGCGTCGCTGTCGTCTTCAGACTTTTCGTCGGTATCCTGTGAAAGATCAGTTTCCGCTGAGGCGTCCTCCGTCTCGGTGGCCTCTGGCTGCGCTTCTGGCGCGGCTTCGGTCTCCTCGGCGGCGGGTTGTTCCTGCGGGGTTACCTCTTCGAGATCGAAGCCGATTTCGGCTGCAATGTCGGAGAGCGTCATTGGGGTGTCTGTGGTGTCTGTCGTCATGGTAATCCAACCAAGTGGGTCAGTGCCTTCTGGGGCGAGCGGCACAGGGGCTCGTTAAAATCAGAATGACGACAGAATTCTGGAAATCTATAGAGCCGCACCCAGAGCGGCAGAAACAGGCATCGACCGACCTATAACGGCAGAAAAAAGAGGGATTTTACCACGGAGGACACGGAGGACGCGGAGGGGAGAAAAAGACAGGGACGGGTGTGCGCTCCCTTTTCAGACGCCGGGTTGCCAGTCTTGCGGTCGCCCATACGGACGCCTCCCGAGACCGATGTGGCGGGTCGAAGCAATGCTCCACTGCCGCTCATCCGTGTTATGCGTCTGCCTGTCTTAAAGTTTTTCTACATCTTCTTACTCGCTTCGTCGATGCGCTGGAGGAGGTCGGACTCGAAGCCGCGCAGGGCGTCGAGGGCTCCGGCGCAGTGGGCGAGCTGGCCGTGCTCGGTGGCGGTCTTGATGCTGCCGACCAATTCGGTGGCGTCATCGATATGGTCGCGGAGGACTTGCAACACAGCCTGCACGACGAGTGGCTTGCTGCCGGGCATGCAGAGCGCGGTCGTCATGTCGTCGTCGTCGAGCCGGTCGGGGAGGATGTAGCGGGTGGTTTTTTTTAGGGTGATCATTTTTGGGCGTTTGTTCGGTGCCAGTTGCCGCAATGGGGGCACTGGTAGACGGTGTGGATTTCGGATTTTTCGTGGAAGAGGCGGATGGCGACTCGCTCGGCATCCTGGGCGGTGAGATAGCGGACCTTGCCTGATGGGCATCGGGCGGGGAGACGCTTCGGCATGGGGGCGAGGGAGGTCATGCGAGTTGGAATTTTTTGATGATGGCTGCGAGAGAGAAGGTGTGGCGTTTCTGCCGGGGCGCGGGGATCGGGTGCAGGAGGCCAACCTCGAGGTAGGTCTTGTAGGTGCGCTCCGAGATGCCGAGGAGGTCCATGACATCGCGCTTGCGGAGCGTGCGGCGTTTAATAGGCACCTCCTCCGGTAACATGGAGCCGACCTCCTTCCACATTGCCGACTCCAGAGGTGAGTAAGTATCTAAGACAATCAATGGGGTCTTTGCTTGCACCTTTTTGAGAGTCTTGTCCGGTCCATTCTTTGAGGGCCCAGATGGTGTTGGTGCAGCACTCGGAGATATAGAGCCGAGGCGCGTTGGTGTGGTCGATGGGTGCTTCTTCGTCATAGTAGAGTGCGTTGTTGATGAGGCCGACGCCTTCCTCGATGTTCTCGCCAGGGCAGGATCGGAAGGACATGCCGACATCCTCGAGTTCCTCGAGGAGCGTGGTGGATTGCTCGCGGGTGCCGGCGACGGTGGTGTTCGCATACCTTGAGTCTATCCATCTCTCAAAAATCTTGACTTTGTCGTGGGCTTCCATGCGCTCGATTTCGGCCTTGTAGGCGAGCAGGCCGAAGCCGAAGGATTTCTGGCCCTCACCGGCTTCGCCGTCGGCTTTCTTGCCGCTGCTGATCGCCCACGGTCCGGCGTAGCCGACGCCTTCGATGTAGGTGTCGGTCTGCGGCCATTCGCGGTAGACCCACGCCCGCTCGGCGGCGTCGATGCGGACCCACACCATAAACCAGTTTTTCCCGCCCGCGGGGTCGCAGAAGAGGTAGTTCGTGCCTTCCTGGGGAATCTGGTCGGCCTTGACGACATGCACCGACTCGCGGAAGCGGGGAAAGCGCGTGGCGGCGGCCTTGACGGGCACCCCGTAGGCGCGACAGAGGATTTTTTCGCGGGGTTGCTTGGCGAGCTCGGTCTTCATGCGGCCGTAGCCTGCCCACGGGTTGTTTTTTGTCTGGAAATAGATGATGCCGGCGTGCCGGGTGACGCATTCCTGCACGACGGGGACTTTTTCAAATCCCTTGCCGCTTTTTCTCGGCAAAAGCTCGGCATCGCACTCCTCGAGCGTCTTCGCGCCTTGCAGGTAGTTTTTTACCGTGGGCGAGTAGCCTTCGATGGGAGTGAATGTGACGAGGAGGATGCCATTTCGGTCGAGAAGGCGGAATCGGATGGTTTCGAGCCAATCAAGGGGGACTAATTCGTCGCACCAGGCGAGATCGATCTCGCCGCCCTCGATTGTCGTGATGTCCTGGGCGTAATTTCGGAACCACACCTGCGATTTGTTCGGCAACACGGCGGTATTTTCGGAAAAACCGTTCTTCTGCGTGTAGGAAATGTTGGTGATCTTGCTGCGCTTGGCCGTTCGCAGCTCGGCGGGCATGAAATTCCACACGATGGGCTGCTGCATGGAGATGGAGTTGTCGTTTGTGGTCTGGAAGCACCACACGCGGCTCGCGGGTTTCTCGAGCAGGGTGCGGACGACCATTTTCCCAGCCCAGGTGGACTTGCCGGAGCGATTCCCGCCGAGAACCAAGAGGTCGCGGTAGCGTTTGGCGATTTTTTCGGCCTTCTGCCAGTGCTCGGGCTCGTAGCCGTAGCGAATTGGATCCTCTTTTTCCAAGACAATGCGGCGCTCGCGCTCGGCAAGCAGGGCCTTCGCCGCCTCGAAGTCGGCAACAAAGTGCTCCGGCGGGATAAATGGCAGTAGCGGGTGGGGCGTTTGGGTGAATGTCATAGGGCGGCGAGCTTGTCTTCGATGCGGGTGAGCCAATCGGAGGGCTTAGGCTTGGCCTTGCGGGTGCGTTTGGGGCGTTTGGTGGGTTTGGGGGCGGGTTTCTTCGCCCAGGGGAACGGGCCGAGGTGCAAGACCTCGGCGGTATTAGAGCGATGGCCGTTCTCGCACCGGCGGCGCCGAAAAAACTCCTCGCCGACCAACCGGCAGGAGACCACGCGGGTAGGGGATTGGCAGGTGGGGCAGGTCATTTAGCGGCTTCCTTGAGTTGCTCCCATGCGTTTCGGTAAAAGCGAACATCTGCCATGAGCACTTGGTTGCTTTCTGACATCTGCTGTGCCAGCTCCCTCGCCTCGTCGCGCTCTTGCGCATGTTTGACCGCAAGTTGCTTGTAAGCCTGTCGTCCGGCCCTCGCCTCGTCGCGCTCATTCTCTGCCCTTGCGGCCATCTCTACGGCGGCATTCCACTTGTTTTTCAATCCCTCGATTTCGTGCCTCGCCTTGTCGCGCTCGCGCCGTAACTGCGCGATCATGGAGAGAAATTCGTTCGGCGTCATCCCTCATACCCCCCGTGCAGCAGCGGGTTCGTTTTCGGCTTCGTCGCCACCAATGCCCCGCCGGCGTCCACTCCCACCAACACCGGCTCGTTCGCTCGGTAGAAGGTATTGCTGCGGACCTGCACATTCACGACCTCCTCCTCGAGGACGACCCGCAAAATCCGAGGATTCTGCGGCTGTCTCCCTGGCGCGGTCTTTCCCATCCTCGGCCACTCGGGCGGGGTAGGGGGTTGCTCTTGCTTCGTTTCTTGCTTGTTAGGTTGGGCTTTTTTCATAAAATTTTTCGGGGGCTGGACGAGTGGGGGTAATTTTGCGGAGCCAGCGGACCGACCCCCCTCCCCCCCCCTGTCGAGGCCATAACTTCCAATAACCACTCTAATGGATAGTGGGCGGTTGTTGATGTTCAATGGCTTACTCATTCGATCCATTATCCTCCTCGTTTTTAGCCTTGTTATTGAGACTGAGCGGGGTGTTTGCCAAGGGCTTCTCCACCTCGCTACTGGTTCCCGAGGGGGTCTCGATCTCGAACTCGCCATCGATGTCATCGACTTTCTTCGGGATGCTGTTGATGAGTTCCTCGAACGACAACGCATTGATCTTCTGGTTGATGTTGATGGTGAGCTGGGCGCCGCCTTCGCTGTCGCGGATCTTGTCTTGAGCGGTTCCGGCTACGAAGTTGAGCTCGGCGGCTTTCATCTTGCTGACTTGGGTGGGGTCGTTGAGCTTGTCGCGGAGGGCATCGACGGCCAGGCGTCGGACATCCTTCCAGCTTGAGGCGGCGACTTGAGCTTCCTTGTCTTTGGTGTCTGGGTGGTTAGCGATGATGCGAGAGATCACCGCGGGCTTGACGCCCAGCTTGGTGTTGATGGCGGAGACCGTCATGCCCATGAGGTAGAAGTCGGCGACGATGTCGCACATCTGGCGGAACTGGGTAGACATCGCATCCCAGTTGACCGTTTCTTCGCACGCAGCGGCCTGTTCTAGGGCTTTTTCCAGCTTATTGGGCCTTGACCCCATCTCGGACTTGATCGGGGCTTCTGCGCGTTTCTGGAGCTTCCATTCCTTGGCCTCCTCGTAATCCATCGGACAACCGGCATCGAACCACTGCGTGGCGGTCTGGACGCTGACATGGAATTCAGCGGCCAGCTTTGTGGCGATGGAGTGTTTGGTTTCTGGCTTGGCAGATCGTTTGGGTTTCATAAGCGGGCCTTCCAGTTGCTGGCCTCGACGACGAGTCGCCGGGCTTCCTCGAGGGAGTGGAAGTAGACCTCCTGCTCGGTGATATCGCGGGTGTATTCGGGCGGCTCGATGTGGTTCAGCGCCCAGCGGAGATATTCGGCGAGGTCGGAGGCCATGCGGCAGGTGTGTGAGATGCCTGGGTGGTCTTGCCATTCGCGGCCGCAGGCTTGGCAAGCGATGAGCGGGTCGGTTTCTTTTCTTGGGGTGTTCATGTGGTTGCTCCGCATAATCTATTTTGCGGATTTTGATGGTTGGAAATGACCCCTCCGAAAAATTACTCCTCCGCAAAACAATCCCCCCTTCTTAGGGGGATTTTGCGGAGGTAATTTTGCGGAGGTCATCCATGCTCCGCAGAATTGGAGTATTGCGGAGGTTTTGCGGAGGTTTTGCGGAGTCAGGAAAAACATAGTCAGGCGGCGGCTTTCTGTGGTTGAGTGTTCTTGTCTAGGACCCGCTTGATGGTGTCGTGAGAGACCTTGTATTTGCTCATGGCGGCAGAATAAAAACCTCGGGTGTTGTCTGGCCAATTGGCGTGCATGGTCACGATCTCGAGTTCTTGCACAGCGTTGAGGGCGGACGGCCTGCCGGACTTGCCCTGCGACTTGCCCTCTTCTTGGGTCTCCTCGGGGAGTTCTGCCGGTTCCCAGTGCAATCCCTTGTCGGCATGCTTGATCACGATGTCTGTGGTCGGGTGGCCGTGGTTATCGACTACGGCGGCACGATTGCCCCGCTTCGCTAGGAGAACCTTGAAGATTCCTTCGTGTTTAGTGGTTTGCAACACGCAGATCGCCCGAGCCCAGTTCGTTAGCTCACTCGATCCCAGCCCGATGTAAGCATAATCATTCGCATTCCAATGCGCCCGGCTCTTCGAGTCGCTCTGCGGCTTCCCCGTGTGGTGACTCCACACCCACGCAAACCCATGCTCGAAGGCCAGCGGGTTGCACAGCTCCCGCAAAAAGTGACTCGCCACCGCCTGCTGGGAAATATCGTCGCCGATGAAAGACAGCAACGGATCCCCGTAGACCAGATCAAACGGCCCGTGCTTCGCAATCAGCTCCCGGATCACCTCGATGAACGCCTCACCCGTCTGAGCCGTCACCCGCGCCACGATCACATTCTCCCGCAGGATATCCACCGCCTCGCGCTGCGTCATCTTCGACTGCGCCACCACATACGACATCACGCCCTGGACAACCTCAGCCATGTCCCCCATATCGTTCTCCGCCTGCACGATCAGGCACTTGAGCCGCCGCTTCGGCTTCATCCCAAAAAACGGCATCCCCAGCGCCCAAGTCATCGCCTGCTGGAGAGTGTAGGAGGATTTGCCAATCCCGCTCTGCCCCAGCAGCAGCAGCTGCCCGCCACGGCACAGCCAGCGGTTCCCCACCAGCGTGCTCGAATCATCCTCCGCCTTGTAACTCCACAGCTCCTCAAAAGTATGCATCTCCACGCCCACCATCGACGCCCGAGGCTTCGCCAGCGTCTTGAGCTCCTCCAGCGCCTCCGCCACAGGCATATCCCCCGAGGCCAACCTCTGACCGATCTTAGTCGCCTTGCGCTGCGCCGCCGCCGAGGCGATGTCAGCCAGGTATTCCGACACGATGGCGCCACCCGCCGGGTTGTAAGCCAGCGAGCTGTCCGCCATGACCAAGCCATCCCGCCAGCACACCATCCCCGACTCCTGCGCCGTCCGCTCCGCCACCTTCAGCAAAAACGGATCCCGCTCGATCGCCTCGAGGATCGTCGTGCCCGTCGTGGCCTTCTTGGCATAGTGCAGCCGGTGCGCAGCCGCGTAATAGACACCATTGAGCACCGAGACAAAACTATCGGGATCTACAATCGCCGACCTCGGCACGCCGGCGAATCCAGCGACACTAATATAGCCGACGACGGCGCTCTCTTTCTCAGGGTATTGCATTAAATAAGTTCTTCTATTAAAACGCGAAAAGCTCGCTCTCCCCAGACAAAGTTTCCCTATATTCAGGTATCGCCATCAGAGCGGAATGCATCGCTTCCGGCTTAACCCCATCCCGACAAACGATGTGCCATGCCTCAATGTATAATTGAAGTAGCATTTGGCTTTTATTTAGCTTTTTGCTACTAATTGACCCCATGCTTCTCCATCCGCTACACGCTCCAACCGTGTTAACTAATTTAAAAAAATTGCAATAGCCTTTGTCTGGCCATGGGATAACCATCACTTGACCTGGAATTCCATAACATCCATCACGCAATGAGTTCCATGCAATCATTGCAGATTTTATTGGGACATCTCCAAAATATGGGATTCTTCGAGAATCTAATTCTTTAAGAATGTCAGAATTTGTTTTTTCCATTTTTATTCCTTCACATCCCCCGCATACACCGCCACAGCCAGCGCCGCCCACAGGTGGGAGCGCATGCCGTAGGTCGGGCCGGGATTTTTCTTCGTGCCCTGCGGCCCGAGGCGGTCGATCAGCGCCTGCCGCACATTCGCATCCTTCGCCCGCGGCGAGTGGCACAGGTGCAGCTTCGCATCGCGCCGGTAGACCAAGCGCGGCTCCACCCGAGCCACTTCCACGAACCGCCCGATCCAAACACAAGTCTCGAAAACCTCCTTGCCCACCGCCATGCCGTAGCTGGCGATCATCTCGCACGCCACCGCGTCATATTCGCGGCCGATGAGGATTTGGCGAATCTCCGCATTCGGCAGGTGGTCGGCCTCGAGGATCCGGCGCCCGTCCCACAGGACAAACGCCGTCTCCGTCGTGCCAGGATCGAGGGCCAGGATCGTCATACGAGGTCCGGCAGGTTGCGGCGCAGCGAGGCCCCAACCACCCAAGCCCGCACGGCCTCGATGGTCTTCTCATCCATGCCGGCAAAAGCTCCCGCCCCATGCTTGACGAGCGAGCGGCACTCTTGGTCCAGATCGTTCAGCACCAGCAAGGCATCCAGCCCCGACTGAGCGTAACGCATCTCCGCCTCGTCCTGCGGCAGGTCAAATTCCAGTATCCCCCTCATGGTTAAAACGGAATGTCGTCCGAGGTTTTGGGCGTAGGTTTCGTTGGCGCCTTCACATCATCGCCCCGGTCGATCTTCGCCACCCGCTCGGCCAGCGCCTCGATCACCGTGGCATCCACCTCGTTCTTCGGAGCCATCTCCGCAGGGTTCAGCCACTTCACCTTGTGCCGAGTCTCCCCGTTGTATTCTTCCGAATCCACCGTGATCCGAGCCATCTGCCCCGCAAAGCTCGCCGCCCCACTCGCCAAGGACTTGATGTCCCAGTTCTTGCCGAAGCAATCGTCCAGCGTCTGGATCGTCCTCCGCGCCGCGGCCTCCGTCAGGTAGCCCCTCCACACGATCTCGCGCCCCTCCTGCGAGCCCGCATCGGTCACAAGCAATGGAATGCGAATGAATTCGCTCCCGCTCCCCGACACCCCGATCCAGCCATTCCCCGGCGCCTTCACCTTGCAAAGGTATCGGCCCGACTCGTTCACATATCTATTTTCGTTATCCATATATTAGTTTAGTTGTTTGGTTTGTTTTGTTTTCACTTGTCTGAGTTGCTTTGTCGTCGAACCCGTGCGCACATGCGCGTTCAGCGGTTCTTTGCCCAGTTGAGCCGCCCACTCGCGGTAGGCTTTGCCGGACATCTTTCCCCCGAGTGCCAGGATGATGGATTCCACCGGCGCATTCGTCTCCCTCGCCACCCACAGAATCCCCTCGACATCAAAGTATTCGCGCCCCTTCACCTCGGTCAGCTTCCAGCCATCCACCTCACGGCCGTCCTCAAGCATCGATTTGAGTGCATCGAGAGCAGGTTCCGCGATGGCTTTTTCGACTGCCTTCCATTGGCTTACAAAAAGCCCCAAAGTTTCCGGCGACTCCAGCACCCGCTCCAGCATCGCCGACAGGGTAGGGGACTCCGCCGCGATCACCGCCAGCCCCTGCTCCACCGGCTTCACCACGGCAGGGCAGAAATCGTAATTGGCACACCAGCCGCAGTATTCCGACGCCCGAGGCTCCGATGCCGGATCATTCACCTCGGCAATAATGCGTTCCACAATCCCCTTCGCCTGCTCCAGCGTGAAGCGGTAGCTCTTCACCACCTGGTGGTCGCAATACAGAACATGGGCCGTATATTCCTCCTCGAAACTCATGTGCATCATGGCGTAACAATAGGCCGCGACCTGCTCGGCATACCCGCGTAACTGCCCTGTCTTGAGGTCTGCCACCCAGCCCAGCTTGGTGCACAGCGCATCCGCCGTGCCGATGTGGGCGATTCCCGGCGTATGCATCGCCAGATACTCCTCCCGCGCCTCGATGGTCCCCGTCCGCTTGTAGTCCTCCATGAGGGCGACCGCCCACTCCACGGCTGGGCGGTCCTCCGCCGGCAGCGCGTCGATCTTGGTGCGGTCGCCCTGCAACCCCAATCTAAACGCCTCGTCCATCACCGTTCCCCGCTGCGCCGCGGGCCCCGCATCCCCCGGCTTCGGTGTGTATTTCGGGCAAGCCGCCAGCTTCGGCAGCATGCTGTGTCGTATGTTATATGTCATGGTGTGTTTTATTGATAAATTTTGCGTAGTTTTTTCCTGTCAGTTTTCCTCGAGAGGCCAGCCACCGGTCACACGCCGCATTCACTTCCTCGCAGCTCGTCACCGAGAGGTAGGGAGGCAGCGCCCGGATATCGCTCGGCGAGTAGGTCTCAATCCGCAGCCTTCTTTTGAGCCACCCCTCGGGGGAGGTTTTGGTGTGAAACAAATCACCCACCTCCCCCAAAGCCTCCCGGCATGCCCTCTCCAGAGTCATCGTTACGCGGCCTTCGTTACGGCTTTTACGAAATCCTCCGGCCTCGCCGAGACCTGGTCCCGCAGCGCCGGCGGCATATCCCGCCAAGTCTGCCCCTCCGAGATTTTGCCCTTCGCCAAGAGCCAGGCATTCACAGCCTGCTCATGAGGTTCCAGGTAAGTCTCCAAAGGTTCCGCTGCCGCATAAGCCGCAGCCGCAGCCGCCACCGGAGCCTTCACCGCACCGAAGAGCGAGGAAATACTCGCGTATTCCAGAGGCAACTCATCCGCCAGCTCCGAGCGAGTCTTCGCATCGTAAGCCGCCGTGTGCGTCGTAAAGAGCACCCGCTCCTTGCCCCCGCGCCCCTTCGCCTTGCCCGACTCGCTCTCGACAATGCGAGTCTTGAAGTTGAGGAAAAACAGGTGATCCACCCATTCCTTCACCAGCGGCCCCGTCTGCTTGATGAGCTTGAGCTCATAGCGGTCGTAGGCTTGCACTTGATCCGGCGGCTCCACCCGCTTCACCTGAGCGTGACCGATCAGCACCACATGGATCCCCGCATCGATCAGCCGATCCAGATCGTTAAGAAAACGAGCCATCCGCTCCGAGGCCATCGTAAAGCCCTTGCCATACGGAATCTCCTCGAGCGACTTGATCTTCTTCTCCGCCTTCAAGTCCTCGATACACAGGCGCTCCGCCCAATCAATCGAGTCCAGCACCACCGACTTGTAGCCATAGCTCCCCGAGGCCAGCTCACGCACCACCTCCAGCAGCTCCGCCCAAGTCCCGATCTCCTGCCGAGGCACATCGAGGTGCGCCGTCCCCTTCTCGACATCGAGAAAGACCGGCTGCGGCATTTTGGCGGCCAGCGTGGTTTTTCCAACGCTCTCCACCCCATAAAAGCAGACCCGCTGGGCCCGCTGTAGTTTTCCTGTTACTATGTTCAGTTTCATAATTTTAATCCTCAAAATCCTCCAAGTTGTTCGCATCCCACTCACGCCACCGATCTTCCTTCTCCCGCAGCTTGCGGAGCCGAATCAGAATGTCCCGTTGCCCGAGGCAATAGCTGGCCCAGCAACTGCCCAGCGTCAGCACCGCAATGGAAATGGCCAGCGTGGCGCTCACTTCGCGGCCTCCTCCGGTGGGTCAGGGAGCGGCCTCCAATGCAAAACCGGCTCCTCTTCGTGGATGCGTTCCCCTGCGACATTGCGCCAGACATCGCCATCAATGAATCCAGTCCAAACCTCGCCACCCAGCGTGTGAATGATGACCGCCTCGCCATCGTCGGGCAGAGCGGCTTCAACATTTATCCACGCGCTCATTTCTCCTCCTCCACCAGTTTCACTTTGAGCGACGCACTGCCGACCGGCCTCACCTCGGCCACCAGTTCGAGAATCTGATAAGTCCCACATGCAGATTCATCCCGATCTTTTAGCGGTGTTTCTGACTCTTCCCACCAATCCGCAAAATCCTTGCGTATAAAAGCCTCCGCAGCCGCACGGGTCTCGTAGGGGCCAAACATGTCAAGCATGCCGATTTTTCGGGCCTCAGTGTCGGTGACATAAAAAGCGCTCATCGTGCCTTCTCCCCCCATGTGGTGACCCAGTAGGTTGCGAC